GAGGATAACATTGCATCGTGAGCCGCTTGTACAACGGCGTGAGTAAAGTCATCGCGTTTTTTTTTTAATTCTGCAAATTGTTTCTGACTTCTTGATAACGCACGGCGTAATTCGACAACCTGCTCACTAGATTCAACCTCGTTAAGTTTATCCTCAAGACTCATCAAGTCCTACAATGATTCGCCCGTGCTCGCAATAGCCTTGCTTGTCAGCCCAGGAATCGGCGTGAGTAGGGTTAGCTACTAATCGGATTGTCTTAACAAAATCCATCATAAGCGCAACTAGGTGAGGTTCAACATCTTCAATACCAAGCATTGCGCCCCACCCTCTACCGATAGCAGAAAAATTAGTGTGAGCATCGCCATACTCTTTCTGGCGTAACTCTAGGATTGCATCTACGCTCTTGGACATCTGCATATTTCTTTTCTGTGGTTGTCGAAAGAGTCTTTACTAATTTTATGACCGTCAGATTTAAGAGCCTGAATAATTGCATTAACAGGTACTTTTCTGTCTAAAGCCTTTGCTAAGGCAACCTTGTCGTCATTCGTAAGTTTATTGAGAAGTTGCCCAAAAGGACAAAATTCTGACTTTCTTGAACTGTACTCATTCAGTAGATCGGCTAACGCCATTTTTGCCTCCCTTTAAAAGGGAAGCGTAACCTAAACCTGTGGATAAAGTCGGAAGGCTGTCTTGCGTTTCTTTTAAGCCTTAGCAGACCAAACAGCAGATTTTATGCCTTAGTCGCAAGTGGTACGAGATCTTGTACCACTTGCAACCGGCATATTTATATTTAAGCCTTTGATGAACCGTCTGGATTGAGTTTAGCCACAATCATCCCGGATTGGTAATAACCATAGCCTTTAAGGGTAAGGGTAAATGGAGCGCTAACGGCGTTATTAAGGGTATATGGAGCCTTACCTTTAACATCATAAAAGGCTGGAGTAGTTACATCGGGCAGGACGCAATCAGTACCCGAAACTGTATAGATCAGGTAAGAGCCGAAGCAATGATCGCAGACCTCTACTAGCCATTTACGCCCCTGCGCATCGGGTTTCGAGTAGGTATCTATTTTCTGATCGCATAACATCTCAGCGATTTCGTGGCAGATAACCGTTATTAAACCCTCCCGGTAACCCGCTTGCCGATAAACCTTGCCAGCTATTGCGATCTGTTTTAATACTTTGCCGAAGGTATAAAAAGATGCTCGAGGCGAGCAGTAGGCAACAGGCAGCCCATTTTCTAAGGCGTGAAATCCGTTAGCGCCGGCTTTGCGGTTTTTATCTGTAATCAGGATATTCCATACGCCATCTTTACGAGTAGGCGATGTTGTAACTGTATAAGCGGGGAGTTTCCACGCGCTAGTTACAAGCGGCACAAAATACTGTACCGCTTGCTTGATTACGGTTAGATCGCCTTCGATCAACCCCGCATCATTAACTAGGCATATTTCCATTTAGGCTTTTGGTGATCCGTCTGGATTTAGTTCTGTAATACCGTATTGGTTAGTAAGTGGAGAGATGATTAGAGTTAGCGAGGCAACTGCGGCACCAACTAGAGCCTCTACAGGCTTTGAGAAGTGGAGGCTATGAACATAAGTTACTGCGATTGTAAATGCTGATCCGAGTAGGGCGATAAGCGCGTGGCGTAATTGTGGAGATAGTTTTTCAAGCATTTTTATCCTTCTTTCCTATTAGGTTTTTTACATATTTCTCGGCTTCAAAATCACTTGCAGAGGCGTGGTGTATTCCTCCAACGCCCCTGTGATGTTTCTCGCAAAGCCAAATCAGGTTTTCGGCTGATTCAATCCAAAATCCTACATCATCTGGATTTGATACGCCGGGATAGTCCACCTCTAACCATTTCAGATCTACGCCGTTTTGGAGGCTAAACTCAATATGAGCGTGATGGAGTTCTAGCCCTCCAGCGCAGTCTGATAAATCGGCTCGGTGGCCTCCGATTGAGCATTGAGCCGTATCTTTTGTGGCGTTGCGGTAATGGTTAAAATCTTTGTAATGGGGATCCTTCTCGCGTGGAGCGTGGTCGGGGAAGTGAACCACATAGTTATTTGTAATAACTTGGTCGTGAGCATCGGTCATTTTGCTACGGCTTGTAGGAATTCCACCATAGGAAAATTAACGCCGGGATCGCTGTGACCGCCAGCAATCTTTTTAGCTACGGTGATGTCGTGATGACCGCAGAAGCCTTTAGTTTTGCCATCTAGAATCATTGAACTATTGAGCCAATTAGCAGGGATTCCGTATTTAACGCTTAGGGCTTTGACTAGGGATACAAGTTGGGCAAACTCAGCCTTTGAGTAGCTATCGTGCCATTGCGCCGTGTTTTGCCCCGCCGTACCGGCTAATTCAATAGAAATAGATTGCTGATTTAACCCAAAATCATCTACTGCCCAAGCCGTGTCTGTATCTTTAACGCTTTGGATTATTGTTTTATTATCTACACAGTAATGAGCAGAAGCCTGTGGCGCGGTAGCACCGGCGAACCAAGTAGCAACTTGTTTAGCGCGCCCTTCGGTTTCAGGTGTCTCCATTGTATGAATGACAATAATGCGCGGGGAGTGATTACCGCGACCAGTTGTGAAATGCTTGGCTTGAATAAATGGGTATGTCATAACTCCAACTTTGTTTTGATAATTGCCTGATTAATTTGTAAATCGTGTAACGCTTGGTCTTGGCTATTCATCTGGTCTTTCATAGACCCGCCGCCATTTTCATAAAGCTGGTACTCAATCTTATCTAAACGCTTATCTATTTTTCTGAACATACGGCTGATATAGAAAAAAGGCGCTCCTATAATCAGCATAGTTTCTGAAATTGCCCATATTGTGTTTGATACTGTACTGGCGTTTGTCCAGAATAACATTATTGCGCCCTTTCGGGTTATGTGGTTAGACGAGAGTAATTGACTTAATTATACCAGCCGAATTCACGAACTTCAGAATACTTGTTGTTGAGTTGTACCAGATATCCCCGTTGCGATAATTTGCAGGATCGGTAGTAACTATTGGAACTGTGAACCGATTTGCTGTTTCTAGCTTACGAATACGGTCATCAAGGAGTGCAAAAATATCTCGTAAGGCTGGCGGTTGATTTACATAAGGCATATTGACTCAGTTCGTAGTTGTAGTAAGGGTTAAAGTTACGCGCTCTGGGCCATTTTCTCCCGGAGTTACATTCCAACCAATAATGCGGTAATTGCCGTCAAACTCGGCAGGATAGAAATTGTCGGTAATTACTAAACGCGCTTGATCGCCCATATTGTAAGTGCCATAAATCGGATTTAAGTAAGGTGGCGCTACAACTTGGATAGTTTGCGGTGGATACGAGGTGGCTAGTACCTGACCGCTTGCTAACCCTGTGAGCAAAGTTGAATCTGTAATATTAGAATAGTTAGTTGAATCTTCAAGCAACGGCCACCCATTGGAAGTTTTAGTTGCATCGGTAGCAACGGCAACTAACTTGCCTTCATTACTTCCAGCGCCAGTTGCATAAACGGTGTTAGTAGTTTTAGTGCCATCTTCTTTATAGTTATATTGCACAATGTTTCCAGCAGGCAAAATAAAAGTTGGAACTGTTGCCGAAGTTGCAGAATAAGTATTGCCGAGGCGTGGATAACCAAGATTCAAAGTTTTAACAGGGTTTTTACCTCCGTCGTACGATACTGCGATATTAAAATCAAATCCGTTGTTGTTTTTAGCAAGGTCAGCAATAGCAGAGAAATAAGTTTTTAATTCATATCCGTAATAAACTTGTGAGCCAATTATTACTCCTGAAGTATTAGAAGGTACTACTACTCCAATGTTGCCGTAAGGTACGGATTGAGCCGCTTGAATAAGTTGTTGAACAATAGTTAGTTGATCTGTTGCGGTGAATGAAAGGGTAGAGGTGATTCTGCGTCGTTCAAAATATGACTCAAATTCACGAGCAGTTATTTTGAGATGCTGTGATGCTGAGTCGTATTCGCGTTGCCAAATAATCCCACCAAATACAAGTACTCCTGAGCGATCTACATAAACTGCACATCGAGCCGGTATGGTTGAATTTAAGACATTGAGCGCGGCAGAATTAACTCCTGACAGCAAGAGGTCGCCAGTGAAAGTTCCGGCTGAATTAAGCTGTTGAGTAAAATTGACATTCGTTAAAGACAACTCTGCCAATATCTGATTAGTGAGTACATCCGCTAAGAGGTAGCGGTATTGAGTAGCCATGAAGTTATTTTATAGTTCTTTGAATTTTCCCGTGCATCCTGTTACCACAGACTCTGTGTGCCAAATACGGTCTGCAATGTCTCTATACTCAGCATATTCGTGACCGCAAGTGTCACATTTGTAGGAATATTTAGGCATTTGGAGTCACTACATCTCTTGATCCTGGTAATACAGGTTTTGTTTCCATCAATGTATTTCCATCGTAGTACCAACCTTGAATAACCAAATCGCTAGGTTCGCACTGAATTGCTAATGCGCCAGGAAAAGATACTGCCAAAGCGGTTGCTTCATCATCAGCCACAATTATATTAGTGACAAAATTATTCATAACTATTGCAAAAGTTGCCATTTTTTTCTCCTTAGTAATAAATTAGTGCTGCGCCATTACCGCCAGCACCACCAACCGCACCAAGTCCAACTTGTGCGGAAGCACTTCCAGCACCGCCACCAGCGCCACCTGCTCCGCCGCCACCGCCGCCAGAACCACCAGCGCCACCTGCTCCACCATTTCCACCAATCGCGCCGCCACCGTAATTGCTACCAGCAGTACCATTAGAACCAACAGCAATTATTCCACCACCACCACCTGCTCCACCTGCTCCGCCTCCGCCACCAACTCCAGAACCGCCACTTGCTCCAGTCCCGCCAGCAAATAATCCAGTACCACCAGTACCACCAGTCGCACCTGAAGCGCTGTTTCCGCCCTGTCCGCCTCCGCCTCCGCCCCCTCCACCGCCCGCATAAGTTCCTATTCCACCAGTAAAACCGTTTGTAGGAGCAGTGGAAGAAACTCCAAAAGCACCTCCACCTGCACCTCCACCAGAAGTATAAGCACCGTTAATTATGGCACTTTGTCCAGTTCCACCATTACCACCAATAGAATACATATATGTAGTTCCTGTACCGCCTGTATATGTACTTAATAAACCATTACCACCAGAACCAGCGCTACCACCACCAGTACTTGCAATTCCATTAGCGCCAGTAGTCGCTCCAGAAGCACCAGCACTAGCGAGAAGTCCACCGCAAGAACTATATCCACTACCAGCGCCGATAGTTATAGCGCTAGGAGCAGGAATCCAACCTTGAACAATAGCGCCTCCGCCTCCGCCTCCGCCACCGCCTCCACCAGCGCCACCAGAAGAGCCTTGTAAACCATTTGTACCAGTTC